TACCGTGAGGAGCACACTCCATGAGCATAGTATCAACAACTTGAGATTGTTCTTCAACAGTCTGAGAAGCTTTACCATACTCTATCATCTTCAAGATAGATGGGTATTCTAGTCTACCCACATACTTGTGTTTAAACTCTACGAATTCCCTCTTGAGATATGACACATCTTTCAGGGTCATTGGTTCATCATTGCTGACTCCTTTCCTGGAATCAGTATGCTTAAAACCTAGTTCGTTCATACTCCTTGAGAACGCACCAGGTGTCATGTAACTCATACACTTGGGTATGGCGAGAAAATGGTCATCACCATTTTGCATACTAGGAGTATGCAAAACCTCTCTGGGAACTCTCATCCCAGAGTCGTATAACTCTTTATACGTGGGAAACTCTGCAGTAGTGTTACATTTGTCTTTTCCTTCTAAAAAGACTTTACACAGGTTGATCTTGCCGATACCGGTTCCGATAAAGGTGTTGGCATTGGCAGTAAGGAAATTGCCGGAGGGTTGGTGATCCTCCACCATTGCAAAAACCTTATCCGTCCCATAACCAGATAAGTGTATAGTGCTAGAGATAGCCATGACGATATTAAGCCTGATAATGTCGTGTTCAGGTTTCCAATTCTTGTCATGTATGCTATACCACCTATTAGCAGCAATCGCATACTTCCTGTAGAATTTCCTCCATATATTACCGTCATATTTACCGTAGTCTCCATCGGCTAATAACCATTCAATGAAAATCCTCCAAATATCGTCGAATTCTTTATAGGGACCTACCCCTATTGTACTACCGTTGTGTATCCTATTGTCGTTGGAGAACTGGACAAATGCTCCGAAAAACCTTTTGGTCACACACACTGAACCCAGGTCAGCACAGGATATTAGCCTAGCAGGTTTGACGTTACCGTCAACACCTACTTTACGAACTTCGTCCTTAAGGCTGTCTAAACAAACAAACTTAAAATCGGAATCCTCAACGCTTAATTCTTTTTCAAGGGCTTCAACGTGCCTACGCAATCGATCCATCGCAGGACCCTCGACGATTTGGCCGTCTTTAACCCAAGCGGACTTATCTTGACATGTGTTGTTGGAAGGCCAACCAGGAGAGGTACTAGACCTAATCCCCTGAATTATCTTTTGTCCGTCTTTTCCTACAACTCCCACAAGGGTTTCTTCTAGGGTTAGTAGTGTATCATGGCGAACTGGGAAATCTGGATTAAGATAAATCTCAGTGACTGCTTCAAAAGCCTCATCTACTATTGGTTCGTAGGGTTTAGCGCACGGCGCACCATAGTTTGATTGGGCAGTATAAAGAGGATCAAGTCCTGTCTTACGATCCAGGACTGTAGGAATGTTGCCACTCGTTTCACCTCCGTTGCATTGGTCCCAAAAGACGTTCTTTACTAATTTGGATGTCTCGTTCATGAACGGATACTTGGTATCATATCCGAGATCACTGTAAAACTTGAGTATAGGTTCAGGGTCTACAGGCGTCCAACCTGGAGGGAGCGATCTAATAGCTCCGTGTTCCTCTAGCACTCCTCGTGTTCTAGTGTAAGAACAATACTGTTCGAAATCTTCTAAATAGAAAGGAGCACTAATACCGACACTAGTTTGAGAATTGCCACTACAATGTATGCTGACTAAAGCAACTTGCTTTGAAGAACGCATATCTGGACATAAAACTGCTGCACCGCAATACCCTCTATCGCAAGTATATTGTCCCATTATCGCATTGGCGACCTTATACTCGGAACAAGCACCATATTGGACATTCCCTATTACTGCTCCAACTTGGTTACTAGTAGATGCATAATTGACCTTAGAGTTCCTGTCTATGAGACAAGGCTTTGCAAACACTGTCGGGAAATGTTTTTTTACTCCTGATTCAGCCATCATAAGATTAGAAAACTCACCTCTAGTTAGCATACTACTAGTCAAGTCTTTGCCAACCTGAGGTCTATAGTTGCTACCGGCATACTCCTTCAAAACTCTGATAGTATAATAAGCGGTGTCATGCTCTATGCCATCACTAGGCGTGTGACACTGGTCCACTAGAACGTCTAGGTCTAGGGGAAAGTAGACATCTGGATCCTTGGGATTGGAATCTCCTCTACGACCGAACAAAGGCTGTTTATAGGCTCTAAGATCCTCGAAAAGGCTCAAATAATGGACTAACCCGATGGCTTTATTGTCCTTGAGGATAACAAGACTACCATGGGAAACCCCCATTTTCTCTGTAGAAAACACTATCGTGTTGTTCATAAC